GTACTGGGCATCTAGCCTACCCTCAGCAAGAGATGGAGTAAGTGACGGTCAGCGTGTCACCGCTCAACACGGCACGAGCCACAGCAAAGTCTGCCGCAGAGAACAGAGTGCCTGTCGTGCCGCCAACCGTGTTGTTGGTCGTAATGAAACAGCCCGCCACCGTCGCCGTGCCGTTGATATTAAAGACAGCCGGGGACGCCGTGTTGCTGGTAGAACCACCAGACGCAACCGCAGCCGTGAAGGCGGGGCGAGTGGCGTTTGAGTAGGCCGTGATCTCAGCCCAACCAGCGTGGGACGCCATGGTATCGCCAGCGGCGATTGTGCCGGTCCCCTTAAGGCCGACGTAGAAAGCCGCCGTATAGGCAGAGCCACGGAAGTACTGGTCAAGAAGATCGTTCTTGCCCACCGTGACGACGGTATTGGGGAAATCAATCTCCCAACGCACGGTTCCGTCAGCAGCGCGGCACACGACCTTATACACACCACGCGGATCAAGGCTGTCTGCCACAGAATGATTGGCCTGGAGACCAGAGCCTGCCGCATCGGCAAAATTAACGGTGTCTTTGGGGTTCATGTTAGCTATTCCCTATAGGTGTCCATGTTGCAGTAACGGCGGGGACGGGCGTCCAAGGATCGAACACTCCCGGCATGATAGGCGTCCAGCCAGGGTTCGGATTCGGTATTGGGTCCCATCCTCCATATCCTGCCCCAACATCCACAAGCACGATTGTATCCGAAGCAGAGGCAACCATGCTAGCGATATTTTGAGCCAAATCAGACAGAACCAGGGCGTCAGACGCGTTTGTGAAAAGCGACATAATGCTAGTAACTGTGTCTGACAAAACAATACTATCAGACGCACTTACATTAGCAATGAATATTCTACTTGCCAAATCAGTTAATACAATACTATCTGACGCATTTGCTAAAACAACAAATCCGCCACTGGCAACATCGACAAGAGAAACACTATCAGAAGCCGAACCAACAAGGGCAAATTGCCCAGTAGCGTTGTCTGTTAGGGTTAAGGCGTCCGAAGCCGCCCCAGCCAGTCCGTTGCTGACAGTCGCCGTGTCACTGAGAGTCAGGCTATCAGATGCTGATTCCGCGTAATACGCATTGGCAAGGCCGCTGAAGGCCGCGCCGGAGAATGGGTAGAAACCAAACACCTATCTCTTCTCCTCTAAAACCATGCTTAACAAACACCATTCATATTATGAGTTAGTATTTTTGTGAAGCAAAAGAAATGCTTGCACTAGAACAGCAGAAGAAATTTGCCCCCAGATGGAGGCGACGGGAATATCCAGCCGGTATTGTTGCCTCCGTCAACACTGTTTACGCCCGCATTCCAAGTCGCTCCACCTGTAGCTGTACTGCGGCTGATGGAAAGATAATTGGCGTTAACGGTGCCGCTTGCCTTGGACAACGTGTGAGAAGACGCTGTGGCGCTTTGGATCGTCACCAAATTGCCTGCGGTCCCGCTAATATTCCAGTTGGTCAGCGTTGTTGTGGTGCCAGCCGTGAAACTGAACGTGGTAGGTTGGACGCTGTTGGCAATCGTGGTGAACGTGTTGCTATCAGTAATAGTCAACGCACTCGTACCGCCATTATTAAGTGTGCAGTTGTAAGTTGATCCACCGCCCACAAAGGTCTTGGCGCCGCTTGACGATGTCATATTAATGGTGCCGGTACCAGTACCCGCAGTGGTGGTGAAGCCAGTTGGTGCGGCATTATTGAAGGAGGTGCCTGAACTTGGGCATGTTAAAGTGCCACCATTGAACGTCAGGTCCTTTGTACCTGTGGCAGTAGTGTAGGATGTACCAGAAGACAGCGTGAAACCGTTGAGGTCCAACGTACCGTTGGCGTGGGTAAGTGTGCGTGTTGATCCCAAGGTCAAGGCACTGAGCAGTTTCCAAGTGCCGCCCAATCCATCGAAGTTAATGGGGAAATCAAGCGTCTTACCGTTTGTGGTGATGTTGCGTGCGGTGCCGGAAGTAGAGGCAAATGTTAGAGCAAGCGTTCCAGCAGTTATTGACATACCAGTAGAGAATACAATGTCGCCATAAATTGTTCTTGTTAGATTGCTTAATGTTCCGGCAAATCCTGTAAAATTAAGACTTCTAACGCTGCCTGAGCTTAGTGTAAGCGCATATGTGCCAGCAGTGAAGTTGAAGCTAATTGAATTGGCTTCAGTCGGACTGCCTGGAGTAACCGTTGTAGCAGTCGCGGTTGCGTTGGTAACATTAACGACAGGGGTTCCTGTTACTGTAAGACCCGTTGTAGTTCCGGTATCAAATACTGTACCCGTGCTGGTTACACTAATAGACCCAGAACCAAAAGCAAGAGTTCTAGTATTGCTATTGCTGCTAGTGAAGGTTGTTGTTGTAAGGTTAAATCCATTAAGATTAAGAGTACCTGATGTGAGAAAAGAAGAGCTTGAACTAGTTGCCGCATCAAGAAGACGAAGCGTTCCAGTAAAGGCATCAATTTGAAAGAGAAAAGTCAGAGTTTTCCCCGCTGTAGTAAGGTTCATTGTACCGCGACCAGAAAACGTTTGTGTAAAGGTTCCGGTTACAGTTACGCCCGATCCAAGAGTGTAAGACCCATACCTAATAACGTTCGTATTGTGATTTAAAGTGATGGCAGTCGTTCTTGTGGAAGCATCTACCGCCGAAAAATTATACGTGGCTAGACTAAGCGTTCCCGTTAGAGTTGTATTATTATCAATTACAGCAGTGTCTTGTGCTAGTGGAAAATTAGTATCAGCACCCGCGCCTCCAGATGAGGTTGCCCAGGAAGAACTGCCTGACCAGGTAGTGTTGGTGCCAACACGATAGACGGTCTTGGCGGCCGGAAAGGTAATGCCACTGTTACCGCCGCAATCGCCAGCGCGGGTTGGTGATGCAGGGGAAGCAGCTCCAGCTAAAGTAATATCACGGAAATCGCAGTCGGTTGCAGAAAGTGTAGCTACAGTTAGGGTGCGTGTCGTTCCAAGCGTGTTCGAGCGAACAAACACTCGTCTGAGTGAAGTCGCCCCAGCACAAGTTAGCGTGCCGTTTATTGTTTGATTTCCAATTACCTGTAACGTCACCATACCACTTGAACTTGGCGGCGTTATACTCAAATTATTAAACGTATTATCGCCAGTAATTGAATGCGAGATTCCCGCTACGGCCGTAGCGGTAAAAGACACATTATAAAAAGTTTGACCTGATGCGTTTATAGTCCCCCCCCCAGCATTAGAAAGATTAATCTGAGAAGTTCCAGCATTAAAAGTAAGGTTTGTGCCGATGGAAAAATCCACCTGAGTTCCGGCAGTGGGTAGAGTTATGGTACTAGATCCAAGAGTAATCGTTCTGGGGTTGGTAGTGGCAGATGATATTCGATTAGTATTGACACTAAAATTAGCTGTATTAAATGTGCCAGTTGTTACTGTTAGCGTGTTAACACCTGTGTTTAATGCGTCACCAAGGGTTAAAGTGATACCTGAACCATTCACTGTAATGCCGCTAAAAGTTTTACCGGCAGTGATAAGCGTTCCTGTACCATCAAAAGTCATTACGCCGGTATGGCTATAAGTCATGCCCGCGACTAATGTTACACTGCCAGAAACAGTGATTGCCGCTGTACCCGTTAGCGTTCCAGTGAAACCAGTACAGGTAATGCTTTTGGCGCCAGTATTACCAGTGGCAATAGTTACCGTGCTGACACCAGAAGCGGCATCAAAAAACACATCATCAGCAGAAGTGGGAACAGATTGACCGCCAGCACCGCCAGACGTTGCTGCCCATTTGGTGCCAGCCGTGCCGTCCCAGGATGCTGTGCCACCGACCCAGTAGCGATTAGCCATCCTGTGGCGGCTCCTCAACAGGCGGCGCGGTAATCACGGCAATCCAGTTATCGACACGCTCCTGCTTCAGAGCTTCAATCTGCTCGTCAGTAAGGCCGTGATCTGGGGGCAAATGAAGCGCATCACGGTACATCCCGTATTGCGTTTCAAACTCAAAGATTATCATAATCCAATCCATTGCTATGCCTGCGTTGTGACTGCGACAACATCCCAAAAGGACTCATTTGAGTTGTATATACAACCAACATAAGTCACTTTACTGATTGTTGTGGCGGTGGGCAATGTGACCCCAATAACCCGAAATGAGTTAGTCCCAGATGTCGTCCAAGTTAATGTGCGGCTTGTGCCATTGTCTTTAAACCTAAAAATTAACTTGTCCCCATTAAGAGGGGTTCCACCTGTGGTGGCATTGATAGTTAATGTCGTTGCCAGTGCAGTGTAAGCATAGACATCATAACTGCTAATGTCGGGCGTTACAGACGAAGCAGAAGCCGTTGAAAAAACTCTCGGGTCAATTCTTTTGTTGGTCAGGGTTTGAGTGTCTGTCGTGCCAACAACAGTTCCGGTTGGGGCAGTTAAAGAAGTCCCCCAATCACTTCCGGTTGAAACAGCAATCCCAGACCCAGGAACAGTTTTACTGGCCGGAAGACTGATAAAGACATCCTTTGTGCCAGCAGTGAAGGTGACAACGCTGCCGCCATTGCTGGAAGACAGAATGGTTGTGCGCGCCAATGTAGATGGGCTGGTGAATGTACCAATACCCACTTCCCAATTAGCGCCACCCTGGTCGGCAATGGTGTAGTATGTGGTATCGCCGCTTGATAAAGCAGACGCAAAGGTCTGATAGCCAGTTACTGCCCCACCAAGCGCAATATTCCCCGTGCCAGTTGTGGTGCTGGTTTCCCTGACGCGATCTGCAATCACAAAGGCCATATCAGTTGATCCTTACAATCGCGCTGAGATCAGTGATCTGAGGGAACTGAACGCTAAAGCTATTGTTCACAGCATACCGGGTGGTCCCAAAATCAAGAACCAAGCACACAGGGTTTGTGTATGTGTGGGCAGGGGTGGTGTTGTAGATCAAAGCACCACGCGCCGAGAACGAAGCGCCAGCCCATGTGGCAGTCTCAAACGAACACACCCCAGCTAGATTGTATTCAGACGGAGCGATATTGGTCAGCGTCAAGCCACCAGCGGTGTAGCCAGTGCCACTGATCTCGCCAGTGGTGGTGTACTGAGAGGTCGTGACATTAAGATTTGCAGCCTCGGTGTACAGCGCAATCTTAAAGACATCGCCGCCAACGACCCGAAAATCATGCACCCCTTCCAGAAGCTGCTTCTTGAAGCTTGTGCAAAACGCCTGAACAATCATCGTTCATCCTATTTCGGATCAATTCTAGGCATATCAAGGCGGAAGTTATCCCGCTTATCCTGACCTTCACCCAGAACCTTCAACCGCCCAAGAGCTTCATCATACCTGCCACGATACAGGGTAGTGAGATCAGCGTCACCCTTCATGTAGGTGTATGCTTCACACAAACACCCATAGAACAACACACTCTCAGTGTTATCCCCAAGCCAAGAATTGCCAGCCTCCACAATGCTGGGAGGCTCATAGAAGTAGTGAAGTTCTACTTCATAGAAGTCATCCGGCGTGGGGGAAACCACAAAGGTCGCATCATTGAATAGGGCATAATACCTCGGCACCCCCGTATAAGATGGGTCTGGGAACGCCTCATTGATGTACCCAACCTCTTTCTCAAGAAGGTATGAATACACCCCTGTGGCGCTCTTAGCGGCCATTGAATAGGCCGCAAGGAAATCCGTGGGAGCCGCCAGATACTTATTGCCCGAAACAAAGTTTGATGTGGCATTACGCTTGAGAGCCGGGATCTGGACCGATTGATAAATACGATCCTCAGCCAGCTTCACAATCTCAGGAATAGCGGCAATGAACTCAGACGAAGAGTTCTGCGTGTAATCCTGTAATAGGGTTACAAGAGTTGCGTAGTTCATTGCCTGTCAATTCCTCAGCCCATTGGGCCACGGGCCATTGTACCCTTTGTGGCCGCGCCTGTCCCGCGAATTTTCGTGGGCTTGTAGGGGGCAACGCCCTCATCCACAATGGCTTGATCCGGGGCCTTGGCGTTCTTGACAACCTTGCCAACCGCGCCAGTGTTGGAACCCTGGTCAGCCGAAACCGACTTGAACGGGTTGCCAGTGCTGGGGCCTTTGGCCCGGCCACTCTGGTTCATGGCACGAGCCACATTCCGCCCGTACTTCTTCATGTTTTCGCTTGTCACTCCAGCCATTTGCTTCGTCCTTATGAGATGTAAATGCTGACAATGCCAACATTGCCGTTTGAGGTGGTGGCTGAATTGCCCACAGGATTCCAGCCAGGAAGGCTCCTGCCCGGATTGATGTCGGGCCGTGGGTCTTGAAGAGCTACAGGATCATTGATTGGGAACTTGCCCAACTGATACTGAGGATGATCAACGTCATTGCATTCATTGCAAACCTTCAGCCCGGTTGGCTTCTGGTTCACAACTTGCCAAGTCAGATCCTTCAGGTCTGCGCGCTGATAACAGCGATCACAAAAAGCATATGCTTTATTGCCTCTTGCAAACTTGACCGCCATAAACCGCTACCTCACGGGTAAGAAGACCAAGGCACAAACCTAGCTGGTTCACGCCCACGGTCTTCATCTGAGGCAAGCTTCCACTGCTCCTCATAATCAGCCTTGAGGATCTGCAACCTCCCCGTGGCTTCTGGTCGCTTCAGAGCAATCTGATACGCCAACGCAGCCGACAGTGCCGGGACAAACCGGACGGGCATATCCATGACATCGGTGGCAGATGTGGCATCCTGAATGCGCCTCATCGTCCAGTATAGGATGGTGTAAGGAAGATCCGGCACAGGCCAGAGGGTGTACTCAGGATCAACCTGACGGTTCACATAGATCTGAAGAGGACGACCCGTGGTGTTCTTGTTTGGCAGGGTTGCATAATCCCCCACGCCAATACGAGACACCGTGTAATCAAGAGCAGATCCGCTGGTATTCACCCGGATCATGGTCTCGATAATATCAATGGTATCAGCAGGCAATGAATATGTCTTAACCCCAGGTGTTAGGACCAGGGTGTTCTCCTGAACTGTCCAGAGGTTGAGACCCCTATTGGACCACTCAGCGGAGATCATGTTCAGGGACCGACGAGCCGTGCGGAAATCATAACCCGTCCGGGCTTCAAGGCCCGCGCGTTCATACGCCTCCTCAATGAGGTCGCAAATTTCCAAATTCCAAACCGCAGTTCCGCTAGTTGTCATGAACTATTCTCCAATTAGTTCCACCACACTTATGACCCTTCAGAATGGCGGAATTGATGGCCGTGGTATGAACTCCCAAAAACCTTGCGGCTTCAGACTGAGAATTAAACTTCATGCCATTTTCAGAAACAACAGCTTTTGCTCCATTATGCCTTTGGGTGAGAAATGACTCAATCTTATTCTGATCCAAACTAGAGCGGCCAACAAGCTTGCGAATTTCAATCATTAGGGAAAGGCGGGCTTTTTTCTCTTCAAGAGAAACGGCAGCACCAGCAGCATTTGGAGAAAACCGGCCAGCCAACATGAGTGCTTTTTGAGCAACATTTTGTTTTACACGGCACCGGCTGGCGAATACACGAAGAGCCGCAGCCGCCTCGGCATTGTAAATTCTCCATGTAAAAACATTTCTGCTTTTGCCTTTTTTCCTAGAATCACTTTTATAAACAAAAGATCCACCAAAAACATCATAGAATAAATCAATGGCTTGCCTATCTGTCATAGCAACTGTAACAGATAAAAGACACGTATTCTTCTTTTGAATAGAAACAGAGACACAGCCTTCGCCATCAAACACCCCAGCAAGATAGTGAAGTGTTTGTTCGTCAGCGGTTACTGTTTTAGGTAAAGGCATTACGGGCGTCCCAGCTTCGATAGGGTTTGTGCCAGCCTAGCCCTCTTACCCATGGTTCCAGGCTTCTTGGCAGCAGACGCCAGGGTCTTGGCCGGGATCTTCTGCCCAGCCTTCACGCCCAGGGATTTACGCAATGCACCCGGCTTCTTAATGGCTTT